GCTCCCAGACAAGAGGTCGACCTCTCCGATCTGCAAGCCGAGGCCGATGCCGCGGCACAAAAAGCAGCTGAGGAGGAAGTGTTCGACGACATCAAAACAGGGACACCGAAGAAACCGAAGGCCGACGAGTCCTCGACCGAGGACGACGAGGCCACGGAAGCCGACGAGGCGGCCGACCCGGCCGACGAAGGCAAAGACGACGACGAAGGCGAAGAAGACAAAGACGACAAAGACGACAAGGACGACGAGCCCGAAACCGACGAGGACAAGCGCCGCAAGCGCAGCCGCGCCGACCGCTATCGGGACCGCATCGTACGACTCGAGCAAGAGAATGCGCAGCTGCGCAGCCGCCAGGGCGGCAGCCAGACCGAAGCGCAGATCAACGAGTACGTCGAAAGCGTAATCGGCCCCGAGCCGCAGGAAAATGACTTTCCTGACTATCTGACGTGGGAGCGCGAGCGCACAGCGTGGCTCCTCGACAAGCGTCAGATGGTGCGCGAGACCAAGCGCGGCATCGCGGCGTCGCAGGCAGAGCGGGCGCGTCGCATTGCCGACAACGTCGAACAGCATCAGGAGCGCGTCGAGGGCTTTCGCACCCGCAACGGCGAGGAATCCGCCAAGGATTTCGACGCCGTGATGGGCAAGGCCAAAGACCTGCGCGTGAGCCCGGTGCTTGAGGAGCTCATCCTCGAGTCCGGCAACTCGGCGCACCTGCAATACTTCTTCGCCCGCAATCCCAAGCGTCTCGACGCCATCAATCGCATGAGCGAGCGCAACGCCGCCCGTGAGATCGGACAGATCGAGGCTCGGTTGTCCCTGCCGCAAATCAAAACGAAAACCACGGCACCCAAGCCGGTGCAATCGCCGCGAGGCGGCGCAGCACCAGCATCGCAGGAAGCTGAACTCAACAGCTGGCTCAAGAAAAAGTACGGCTAGCGTTCTGACTCCCGCATCCGCGGGCTCCCCCACATCGCAGCGACTGCGCCGGTGCCGTCAGCCCCGAAAGGCAGACGACAATGGCTAACACGATTCTCAATCCGTCAATCATCGCGAAAGCGGCGGTGCGGATTCTCGACAACGAGTTGGTCATGGCCAACCGTGTCTATCGTTCCTACGAGGAGGAGTTCGAGAAGAAGGTCAACGGCTACGACGTCGGCGACACGATCACGATCAGGAAGCCGAACCAGTTCACGGTCCGCTCGGTCATCACCGCGAGCGTGCAGGACGAGACCGAAGGCAAGTTGACGATGGTCGCGAACAATATTCGCGGCGTGGACTTCTCGTTCACGTCCCAGCAGCTGACCCTCAACATCAGCGAGCTCGCCGAGCGGGTGATCAAGCCCGCCATGGTGCAACTTGCCAACGCGGTCGACGCGGCCGTGATGGCCGAGTTCTTCCGCATCCCGAACTGGGTCGGCCAGCCGGCGACCGGCGCCGAGGCGCCGATCGACAGCTTCGTCAAGTTCGCGCGCGGGACCGAACGGCTCGACCAATACGCCTGTCCGCAGGACGATCGCTCGGCCGTGCTCAGTCCTGAGTCGAACTGGGCGTTGGCCGGGTCGCAGACCGCGCTGTTCCTGCAGTCGGTCGGACAGCCTGCCTACCGTACCGGCGAGATCGGGACGATCGGCGGCGTTAAGACCTACATGTCGCAGGGCGTGCCAACGTTCACCGCTGGCACGGGTGCGGACGCCGCTGCGCAGATCGATGGCGCCGGCCAGTCCGTCACCTATGCGACCGTCAAAGACACCGAGTCGGTCCCGGGCACGCAGGTGCTCAACTTGAAGGGCTTCGGCGCCTCGGTGCTCACCATCCCGAAAGGGACGGTGTTCACGATCGCGGGCGTGTTCGCCGTCAACCCCGTCACCAAGGCGGTGTTGCCGTTCCTGCAGCACTTCACGGTGCTGGTCGACGCGAACTCGGTGGTCACCACCGGCCTTGCCGCAGTGACGATCACGCCGGCGATCATCTCAGCGGCTGGCGCGTTCCAGAGCGTCTCGGCAGCGCCGGCCGACAGTGCGAACGTCGTCATCGCCGGCGGGGCCTCGGTCGCCTACCGGCAGAACATGATCTTCCACAAGAACGCCTTCGCGCTCGCCATGGTCCCGCTGACGAAGCCGGCGGGCGCGGTCACTGTGGCGCGCGAGAGCTACAAGGGCCTGAGCGTTCGCCTCATCCCCTACTATGACGGCCTCACTGACGTGAGCAACTGGCGCTGTGACGTTCTGTTCGCCGTCAAGACCGTCGACCCGCGCCTCGCGGTGCGGGTGACCGGCGGCGCCTCGACGATCTAAGCCTTGCGAGGCTTCTCGGCAGGCGGCGGCTTCTCGGCTGCCGCCTCGCCGTCCCACGGCGGCGGCTCGTCGGCCTTCGCGGCTGGCGGCGCCGCGCCCTTCGGCACGTTCGGGTGCATCCCGGGCGGCGGCGCATCGCTCCAGCCCGGCGGCAGCTTCTCGCCCTCGCGCAGGTCGAACACCTTCGCCTCCCGGCGCCGATAGCCCCAGGTCTGGCGTTTCTTCTCGCTCATTTCGTCCTCCATCACGCGCTGATCGCGCTCGGGATTTTGTAGCACATGGCAACGACCCCCAAGACCCGCGTCGAGGTCGTCGACCAGGTCCTCGACAACCTCGGCGTCATCATCGAGGGCCAGCCGATCGCGGCCGAGCTCCGCAGCAAGGTCGACCGCAGCCTGAACTCGGCGATGGCGACGCTGGCGAACCTCGAGGTCGTCTACGTGGCCGATCTCGGCACCGCAAACCCGCCTGACGGCGGCGAGTTCGACGAGGATTTATTCCTGCCGCTCTGCCACTGCATCGCCTGGCACCTCGCGAGCAATTTCAACCTGGCCGGCGACCCCGAGCTCAAGGTGATGTCCGACATCAACGAGGACACCCTGCGCCGCCTCGGCCGGCCGCAGCGCACGCGGCGCATGCTGCGCGTCGACCCGCAGACGCGCGCGCAGGGCTTCCGCACCACGGGCAACTTCAGCAAGGGCACGTGATGGACTACGCCGGGGGAAGACTCGAGCAGGCCCAGAGAGTTCTGGATTATCTAAAAAACCACGTGAAGCCGTGGGGTCCGTAATGCCGCGCGGGACGGAGTGACGAGTAATGAAGCGCCTCGACAAGCTCGGCCAGGAGGAAGCGCCGCCGCAGTCGGAAGACTGGCCGCCGCTGGCCGGGCTCGGGCTCGGGCGCGGGCCCAATCCACTCATCGACCTCTATCGCTCGGGCGCGCTGGCGCCTCCAAGTGAGGCAGATCTTCATGCAGCGCGGATCGCAAACCTGAATCCGGTTCAGCGCGCGTATTTGAATGTTCTGGCGAAGCTGGAAAAGATCGGGTTCGGCGGCGCCTCGCTGCGTATCTACAACGACGTTGTTCAGCGCGGCAGGACGCGCCCGATCACAGAGAACGACTTCACCGACAACGAGCTAGCCGACCTGACCGAGCTCGTCATGACTGAGCACACCAGAACCGGCAAAGGTCGGGGCCCGATCGTGCCAGCGCATGAACAAAAGAAACCTGAAAGTGAGAAGTACTCGCCGCACTATACGTCGGCCGACTTTTTCATGCCGCGCACCTACTTGGGCGCGTTCCACTACGATGTGGACGACAAAGGCACGTACACGATCACTGATAAGTACGATTTCAACGCCGACAGGGGCGACCCGACGCTTGACACAAACGCATTCGAGTCAGTCGAAACCGGCGTCTATCCCTCGGTAGCGCATGGGGCATCGATCGGCAGAAATATCGTGCCCGACACCAGCGGTCGCGGCGTGCCCGTCAACATCAAGCTCTACAAGAATCCTGCGCAATTCGAGGATCAATGAAGCCCGCCGAAATCCCCTTCCCCCTGCAGACGAACCCGGGGCTGCGCGGCCAGGAATCCGGCGGCCGCATCATCAATGCGTACTGGGACCCGCTGGAGAAGACGTCGCCTGTGGAGCGCATCTACCGGCGCCTGCCAGGCCTCACGGGCTTCGGGACGACCGCGCGCACTGGCTATCGCGGCTCGATCGAGATCGGCGGCATTCTGTTCGTTGCATTCAGTGGGCAACTGGAGAAATTCACGTCCGCCGGCGGCGCCTCGGTCAACGTCGGCGCACTCAACGGCACCAAGAAGGGCTTCTTCGCGCGCAACAACGCGGCGACGCCCGACAAGGTGTTCGTTGATCCTGACGGCAACATTGCCACGTTCACGCCGACGACGGTCACGAACAGCTACCCCGACGCCGATCTGCCGGCGGTCAACAGCTGCTGCGACATCGACGGCTTTATGGTCTTCACCACCGGCAACGG